GAGATTCCCCGCCAAGATAAGACCAGTAACCATGCTCAGGACGAACATCGACCTGTTGCTTGGTGAATATCCCCGCCGTCCTTTCATCTATAACGTATCCAATCTCGGTGATACTGGCTACAGCCGGTACATGGAGCAGATGCAAACCACAGCCCGCAAGACACTGGAAGCGCATTTCCTGCAAGCAGCTATCGAGGAGATGCAGGCGCAGGGCCAGGAGATAACTCCCGAGCAGATGCAGCAGATGCAGCAAGAACCGCCAGTACCGGAAATAGTGAAGGCAGAGTTCCAGAGTTCTTACAAGGATGCCATGGCCATCAAGGGACAGAAGTATCTCAAGCGTGTCATCCGTGAACACGAGGTGAGACGCAAAATGCACAAGATGTTCAAGGACTGGCTGATCACCGGTGAAACCTACTCATACAAATCTGTAGAGAACAATTCACTTATCTATAACCGCATCTCTCCACTCTGCCTGGACTACGACAAATCCCACTCCTCTGACTTTATCGAGGATGGTGAATGGGCCGTGTACCAGGACTGGGTAACGCTCTCTGATGTAGTGGACAGGTTCTATCATGTGCTCAAAGAAAAGCATGTGCATGAGCTGGAGAAGCGTGCCATGTATTCCACACCGACCGCCTTCTTCAATTACCTGCGTGACCACGTGACCCTGCAAGACAGGTTCTCCAAGATACCGATCTATCACACAGTATGGAAAGGCCGTAAGAAGATAGGTTTCCTGAGCTATCTTGACATGGAGACATTCCAGTATGTGGAAGACGTGGTGGATGAGGACTACATCATTGACCGTGCCAAAGGTGAGCAGATAGAATGGCGCTGGGTGAATGAAGTATACGAGGGCTGGAGACTGCACGATGACATCTATTGCAACCTGCAGCCGTGCGATATCCAGCGCAACGAGATGAATAACCTTAGTACCTGCAAGCTGCCTTACAACGGCCGCAAGTACTCTGACACGCACTCTACCAACATATCAATACTCGAGATAGGGATACCGTTCCAGATACTGTATATCGTTACGATGTACACCCTGGAGAAGACCATCGCTAAGTCCAAGGGTAAGATAGCGCTGTTCGACAAGAAGACCATTCCCACCGATGGGGACTGGGACGAGGAGAAGTTCTTCTACTACGGTGAGGCACTGGGCTATGCTCTTATCGACCGGTCTCAACCCGGCGTAGACAAGACCATGAACCAGTACCACGTACTAGACTTGTCTCTCTTCGACCAGATCAAGCAGCTCATAGAGCTCATGGAATCTTTCAAGCAACAGTGGGACGATATCATTGGTATCACCCGTCAGCGCAAAGGACAGACATATTCCTCAGACGGGCAGGGCGTCAATGAGCGTTCCGTGTTCCAATCGACTGTCATCACCGATATGATCTTCCTGGGCTTTGAAGAGTTCACTGAACGGGAACTGCAAGGCCTGATGGATCTCTCGCAGTTCACCACTTCCAAGGGAGTTTACTCGCTCTGGAATGATGACGAGATGTTCAACCAGTTGCTGGAGATAGCTCCTGAAGACTTCCAGTTCGAAGAGCTGGGCGTGTTCGTGACCGGTGCCGCAGAGGAACTACGCAAGCTCACAGAGATGAAGCAGTATGCACAGGCCATGATACAGAACGGTGCCAAGCCCTCCACGGTACTGGAGGTGGTTGATTCTATCAATGTTGCTGAGCTCAAGCAGAAGCTTCGCCAGATAGAAGCTATCCAGCAGCAGATAGATGAGCAAACCGCTGCTAATGAGCAGGAGGCTGCAGCCGCGGCTGACCAAAGGGCTATGCAGATGAAAGAATACGAAGCAATGCTCGAGCGTCGCCACATGAATGAGGAGTATGATCGCAAAGAGGACATCGAGATGATCCGTGGTACGTTCAATACCTTCACCTTCCAGAATGGTGATTCGAATGCTAACCAAGTACCGGATGCTATTGAGGCACAGAGTATCATCCAGAACCAGCAGAAATTACAACTAGAGTACCAGAACAAGCAGGCTGACCGTGCTATCGATGCAGATATAGAGAAACAGAAACACGATATGACGATGGCTACTGAGGACAAGAAGCTGAAGAAGGAAAAGCTGAAGATAGACCGGAAGAAAGCTTCCCAGAAGCCAGCGGCCAGGAAGAAGTAAACACCAAACAGTAATATATGAACATCAATTTTGTACGCCTGTACCGTGAGAACGGGAACGGTGGAGGTGGCGGTACCAGTACCATGAAGCCACTCTCACAGATCATCGGAGGAAACGAGCAGATATTCACCCCAGCACCAGTAGAAGGATTAGAGGACGATGGCATTACCGTGAAGCCAGGCTACATCCGTAATGCAATGGGTGAGGTAGAGAAAGACCAGAATTATAAACCAGTACCCGACCCAAGGACTGGTCTCATGCCTGGACAGCAACAACCCGGGCAGCAACAGGCGCCACCTGAACCAAAGATCATCGAAGGGCTCAACGAAGATGGTAGCCTGAAAGAGGGTTATAGCTACGACCCGAATGCCAAGAAGGTAGTGAAGGATCCGAACTACAAACCACCGCCACCAGAGGGAGTAAACGAAGATGGCACTCTGCAGGCAGGCTACTTCAAGTCACCTGACGGTACTGTAGCCAAGGACCCGAACTATGTCGCACCAGAGGCTACCGAGGAAGAACAAGCAGTAGAATTCATTGCAGCCGTAGAAGCTATCACTGGTATCAAGTACGAGATCGAGTACCCGGCAGGAGTACTGCCCACAGATCCGCAAGGCGTAGCACACAGGGAGAACTTCATTCGTGAGAAAGCGATGCAGGATTTCGATGAGTATCTCTCCACCTCTGACCCGAGAAGCTATGCTTATCTCATGCATCGCCGTGCCGGTGGTAATGACGAAGATTTCTTCGGTGATTCCCGCGGGTTCCAGTTACCCAGTACCGAAGAGTTAGCGGCGTCTGCAGATGTGCAGGCATCCCTCTACAAAGAGGAATTGATGATGATCAACCAGCTCGACCCAACTACGGCTCAGCTCATCGTGGATGCAGCCATCAAGGACAATACGCTCAAGGACAAGGCTACCCTGTCATGGAACAAGCTTGACAAGGCACAGAAGGATCAGCTCGAAGAACTGAAAGCTGCTAAGACAGACGAGGAGAAAGTGTTCAGGGATTCACTCAACGTGCTGAACAACTCTATCAGTACGACCATCAAAAGTGATATGGGCTTTGTAGTTCCAGAGGCCATGCAGCCGGCGTTCCAGAAGTTCGTTATCGACAACCTACGCTACGAGAATGGCAAGTTCTTCATCGTGCAACCTTTCGGTACTGAAGGCATCAAGACAGCCATGGAAGCACTGTTCTTCCAGTTCCAGAAAGGTGACTTGCAAAAAATTGTTACCAAGCAAGCGAAGACAGAAGCTGCACATAGATTAAGGTTGAAATTGAAAGATCAAAAAGCGGCTCCTGGAAGCGGTACAGGTGATGGAAATGTGAGTACAAAGAACTTACCTTTAAGCAGTATTTTACCAACGCATGGTATAACCAATACACACTCAAATTAAAATCCCGCTATTATGACTTCACTCTTCCCCGCCATCAAGTTCCAGGTGCAGGAGCAGATATTTGACTCAAAGAGCATGCTCGATGAGACTAACTTCTATTCTCAGCGCCAGGGACAGCCATCGGAGCTGACAGGTGTACTAACCTACATCCTGGGTTCTACCAACAAGAACTATCCAATCTCCATGATGACTCTTGGTGGTGTTGGATTCGGTGTGAATAACGCTGCAAAAGAACTTGACGATGTACAGTTCCATTATCCTGTTATGGGTCATGAGACAAAGGCATCTGTCATCTTCTCTACGGAGTACGTTCCAGCAGATAAACCGGGTATCGGTCACGGTCGTTTCTATGCAACCTACACGGACAACTGGATCAAACGGTTCTATGTGATACAATCAGAGCGTGGCGTACAGGCGTACGTACACTCGGATGGTGTACCAATGGCATCGGGCGGTTACCGCTACGAACTCCAGCTTGACCCTGCAACTGCAGAGGACTACTGTAACCCTAACCAACTTGATCCGGGCGTGAAATGGATTGAACTGCACACTGCGGTGGCAGAATCTGAGTCCCGTTCTACCGAGAGCAAAATGGTTATGCCTGGTAAGTTCAAGAACCAAATGGGTTTCATGAGAGCTGGTATCTCATGGGCAGGTAACGCAGCGAACAAGTACATGCGTATGAAGATCAAAACAGAGACAGGCGAGTCTGACCTCTGGATGGATCTGGCCATGTGGCAGTTCGAGAAGCGTTGGATGGAGGAGTGCGAACACTACTACTGGTACAGCCGTTACAACAGGCTGGCCGACGGTACCATCCCATTGAAGGATGCCCTGACCTCAAAAGTAATTCCACGTGGCTCCGGTATGCTGGAGCAGATCACAAATAAGAGTACGTATTCAAAGCTCTCTTACAAGAGCCTTGCAAATAAAGTCGGTGATGCCCTATTCGGGCAGAACGATACTGGCGGTATGAACCTTACCCTCTTCGGAGGTACTGGTGCACGCCGTGAGTTCCACCGCGCCATCCTTGCAGAAGGTGGATCGTTCATCGGGCCAATGGGTGCAGGCAACATCGCTGACAAGTTCGTAACCGGTACCGGCAACTCGCTGATGCTTGGTGGCTACTTCGATGGGTTCTACCACATCGATGGCTATACCATCAAGTTCAAGCACAACCCTATCTATGATACTGGCCGTGTAGCGAAAGCTTCACCGCTGCATCCTGAGACAGGCTTGCCGCTGGAGTCTTACCGTATGACCTTTATCGATGATGCTGATGTTGACGGTCAACCAAACATCCAGCACGTAGCACAGAAGGGTCGTTCCTTCATCGAAGGTGTGCTTCGTGGATTGACACCGATGCCAAAGTCACTCATGATCAAAACCAACGGCAACACTTCTAACGAGCGTATCGACCTCGGTTCTACCCAGGACAAGAGCGAGTACACACGTATGAAGTCCGGTGGTATACAGATCCTGCGTGCGAATCGTTGCTTTGACCTTCAGTGCGTAGCAGGTTTATCCTAAGCGCATCACTTATATCATAGAGAAAGTCACTTACTGTTGGTGTTTTTCTCTATAGAAGTCCCGGCCCCGTAGGCTGGGATTTTCTTTTGCGAGTTGCTCGTATGGTGTGTTCTCACTACATTTGACAAAACATCAACACAATGGCAAAGACGAATTCTCAAAATCCTAACTCGAGACTGGTCACGATATTCCGTGCCGGTTCTCACCTGTCCCGGGCGCAAGGCGCTGAAGTGGACGACCTGTTCATGGACTCCAAGCAGGGCATTGGCTCCTACTTCGACTCAGTCAACTCACAGAAGGTAGCATCAGGACTGGACTTCAAAGAGGAAGCACTGCTTCTACCACTGATCATCGATGTACCTGCTGACGATCGCGAGTTCCGAAAGAAACTGAGCGAGTTCTACGCAGACATCAATACCAATGTACCGTTCGGAAAGGGAGTGACACTTGAGACCGGTCTGACAGAGAGCAATGACAAGGAAGTAAGCAAGGACAATTTGCCTATCAAACTCATCGATTACCTGAGATGGCGCCATGCACAAGGCCATCCCTGGGTCGCCACTTCCAAAGAGCAATCATCCGGTGACCAGACGTATCAATTCTATATGTTCGATCCAGCCAGCATACAAGGCAAGAATACCAAGAAACTTAAAGAGCAGGATGCTGCAATGCAGATATACCTGAAGATAAAGCACGAGCCAGAGACCATCGACCAGATGCTTACGCTGCTGGGTATCGAACCACGTGGATTCACAGGTAAGAACAAGGATGATCTGAAAGTAGAGGCGCTGCGTGAGAAACTGATGAGTGAGCCGGAGAGGTTCACCCAGATATACACGCAAGGTGACCTGGATATCAAGTACTGGATACAGACAATGGTAGCTACTGGTGTACTTAAAGAGATAGGTGGTCGCTTCATCAATGCAGAGACCGACAAGCTGGAAGCATCCAATCTCGAGGAGATGGTGTGGTACTTCAAGGATGAGGCCAACTCCGATAAAGTGACCGTGCTTAAGGCACGCATGCAGGAGGCACTGGCCCAGCTACCGGCACTAACCAAGCGGAAAACTGTTGTTCCGAGCAGGTAACTCGGAATACTAAGATATGACGGTACGGGAAATGCACATAGAGGTAGAGCAGTCTGTTCAACAGGTAGCTGCTAATCGTGGCCGGTCGTTCCTTCCCGAAGAGATCGACTGGATCCTCAACAAGGTACAGGACAGGTTCATCTTGTCCTGTCTTCGTCCACGGCAGGATGGATCTGGCGGATTTGAGCTGGACCAGGCAAAAGCCGACCACATCAGGATGCTGGTAACCAGTACCCGTACCCCACTCAGGGCGTACGAGGATGGCAATGAGCGCTACAAGGTGCACCTGCCACCAGACTATGGTCACCTGCTTGCAGACTGGTCATACTCCAAAGATCTCTGTGGCGGCGTAGCAACACTTGCGACAGAGACCCAGTTCATCACTTCTTTATCACAATCACGCAGCACACTAGCAGTACCGCCGTATTACATGAGTGTACTACTGGCCATGCCAAATGCGACCGTGAACATTCCTGCTGACCTTCCACCAGTTGCACCGTATGTAGGATACCGTGAGAAGGAAGACATCTCCTTTCTCGTG